CGCACGCCCAACTGGTAGGAAAGCCTCCCCTGTCAGAGGAAGACAGGAACAACGTCAGGAAGACCCTCGATGTCATCCTTCAAGTGTACCGACTATTCGGGTGTGAGGGTAAAGCATCACTCGACGCCACTGTAGAGCATTGGTGCAGACTAGCTGCACACTGCTCCTGGATGAAGTTAGCTAAGTATAAGCTAGCCGCATTCTTCAGTAGCGCCGAGGAACTCACACTCCCCACCGCACCTTTCCCCGCAGATCTCGGCGACAAGCCTGAGGTTCTGATCGGAGGTGCGCCGGGTCGCTGGGCGAGAGGATTTCTCCACAGCTCCAAGGGCAAGAGTGTCAGACTGGAGTTCCTTCAAAGCATCAAGAATGCAAAGAAGGGAGCACCAAGAGCAGACACAAAAGCCCTCAAGGCCGCGGAGGAAGCCACTGTCGCGAAGCTAACCGGCCCCGAAAAGAAGGAGGGACGGCCCGTATTTCTGCAATCGTGGGCAGACATGGACACCAGCCACCCAAAGGTGGAAGTAACACTCTGGCGCCAATCCGTGGAGCAACAACTCGACAGAACAGTCGACGAGCTCTTCAGCGGAGTCCGCTACACGATACAAGACAGATTAAGGCCGTTCTTCCCCTCAACGTCGGCCAACTACAACAACTCAAGATCTCAGGGTGGAGCACTAGGAACAGTGCTGGAACACCCAGAGCTGTTGGAGGGACTGAGACGCTGGGGAGGTACACTTGACATCGAGAAAGGCCACACGAGCAGCACGGACTATCGTGTGTCAGACGAACTGCAGGACATCTACGAGAGTGAGATTCGGACGGACGAGACGGACATGACAGAGACCTGGAGGGCCTTCTGGAACAGACTACTGGTCGCTGCTTACGCAGAAAAACCAAATGTCGAACCAGTTGGACTCGCCGAGGCTCTGAAAATCCGTGTCATCACGAAGGGACCTCCACTGACGCAGACAGCCATGCGGCCACTATGGAAGAAGATGCACACAGTGCTTCGCAATCACCCCACATTCCAACTCATCGGCACACCAGTGACCGAAGAGATCATCCTTAACACTCTAGGAAGAGAGTTGAAAGATGACGAAGTCTATCTTTCAGGCGACTATGAAGCCGCCACGGATAATCTCAAGAGCTGGGTCAGCAACAGGATCGCGCAAAGAATCAGCGCGAACCTGGAACTGGACAGGATAGAAAGCGAAATGTTCCA